ACCTCGTATGCTTTCAGGACACCGCTTTTATACACGGCTCTGATGGAAGCACGGAGTGTCGAGATTATCACCCCGAACAGCTCCACAAGTTCCGGTTCACTCATCCAAATGTCGGAGACAATCTCCGGCATGGTGATATTGCCGGATTCACCCATTGCAAGGATACCTCTTTTCATACTCATGCCATTGTTATACCGTTAAACGCCTTGCTCAGTTTGTTCCCGAACATCGTCAGGTCATTGTCGAGTTTCTGTGTGGTAATCTTCGCGTAGATTTGGGTCGTGACAATGTTAGTGTGCCCTAATACACGGCTTACGCTCTCGATTGGCATTCCTTTGGTCAATGCCAGGGTTCCGAAGGTATGCCTCGCTGAATGGAAATAGAGAAGCGATACAAGCAATGGAAACGGAAAGAAAACGAAACGCAATCTATTGTAAATTAGCCGTTTCTCTATATTCTTCCACATGGGGAAAACGCAAAAAAAATTGAGGATTATTGCAGATATTCAGTTACCAAACCGTTAGCCGGACAGTTACCGGAAGGAATCAAGGTAACGCGAAGCGAATCGGATAATTTGAAACGACGATATATAACACTGGTTGTCATAGTTTTGCATATCAAAGAACGCTTGTAAAACAGGTAAATTTGCCACTAAAATTATAAGCGTATGAAAGTAGAAAAATTCAAGGTACTGCTCTACCTCAAAAAGAGCGGACTGGACAAGTCGAGCAAAGCCCCGATAATGGGACGCATCACCGTGAACCGCACGATGGCGCAGTTCAGCTGCAAGCTCTCCTGTACTCCCGGGCTGTGGAATCCCCGCGAAAGCCGGTTGAACGGCAAAAGCAGGGAGGCCGTTGAAACCAATGCCAAAATCGACAGACTGCTGCTTGACATCAATGCCGCGTTCGACTCCCTTCTGGAACGAAAGACTGATTTTGACGCCGCTTCCGTCAAGGATGCCTTTCAGGGTAGCATGAGTACCCAAATGACCCTGATGAAAATGCTGGATGCCGTCAGGGATGAAGTGAAAAGCCGTATCGGGATAGACCGGGCCAAAGGGACGTATCCGGCATACGACTATACCTGCCGTACCATGCGCGAGTTCATTGAAGCCAGGTTCAAGACAAAGGATCTGGCTTTCGGGCAGCTTACCGAGCAGTTCATCCACGATTATGAGAATTTCATCCTTGACGAGAAAGGACATGCCGTGGATACCGCACGGCATTACCTGGCAATTGTCAAGAAGTCTTGCAGGAAAGCCTATAAGGAAGGTCATTCCGATCGGTTCATGTTCCAGCATTATGTCCTTCCGAAACAGACCGTCAAGACGCCGAAGGCATTGAGCAGGGAGAGTTTCGAGAAGATACGGGATGTCGAGATAGCCCCGCACCGCACGACCCACCGCCTGGCAAGGGACCTGTTTCTCTTCGCCTGCTATACCGGGGTAGCCTACAGTGATGCAGTGACAATCACCCAAGAAAACCTTCATACGGACGAGGACGGGAAATTGTGGCTGAAATACCGCCGGAAAAAGAACGAACTCCGCGCAAGCGTGAAACTGCTGCCGGAAGCCGTTAGCCTGATAAAGAAATATCATGATGAGGGAAGAAACACCCTGTTCCCGATGATCCACTACCCGAGCCTGAGAAACCACATGAAGGCACTGGCTGTATTGGCAGGGATAAAGGAGAACCTGTGCTACCATGCCGGCCGCCACTCGTTTGCCTCGCTCGTCACCCTTGAAGCGGGTGTCCCGATTGAAACCATCAGCAAGATGTTGGGGCATAGCAATATACAGACAACACAGGTATATGCCCGCGTGACTCCTAAAAAGCTTTTCGAGGATATGGACAGGCTTATCAAGGCTACCGGAGATTTCAAACTTGTTTTATAAACACTAAATAACGGACATCATGAGAAGTACATTTTCCATATTATTCTACATCAACCGCAGCAAGGTAAAGTCTGACGGAACCACGGCTGTCATGTGCCGCATCACCATTGACGGCAAGAGCACCGCCATCACCACAGGAATATACTGCAAACCGGAAGACTGGAACGCCAAAACCGGGACAATACGCACGGTAAGGGAAAGTGCCAGACTGCAAGAGTACCGGAAGTATATCGAACAGGCCTACGAGGATATTTTACGGACACAAGGCGTTGTAAGCGCAGAGATAATCAAGGCACGAGTGACAAGACAGTTCGTGGTTCCCACCCATTTGTTGCAAATGGGTGAGATAGAGCGCGAACGGCTCAGAATACGGAGCAAAGAGATAAATTCCATTTCCACCTACCGGCAATCCCAATATTTCCAGAAATACCTGACGGACTACCTTATCTCTATGGGAAAGAAGGACATTGCCTTCGGGGATATAACGGAAGACTTCGGCAAAGGTTACAAGGCGTTTCTTGTAAGGAACAAGAATTTCAGTTCCACACAGACCAACCGTTGCCTCTGCTGGCTGAACAGGCTGCTTTATCTTGCCGTGGATAACGAGATACTGCGTACCAATCCGGTAGAGGATATCGAATATGAAAAGAAAACCGCGCCCAAGCACAAGTACGTCACCCGTGAGGAAATGAAAAGGATCATGGCCATGCCCTTGAATGACGGACGGGCGGAACTGGGCAGACGGGCATTCATCTTTTCATGCCTGACGGGACTTGCCTATGCCTACATCAAGCAGCTCCATCCGCGCCATATCGAGACGACAGCGGATGGCAGGCGGTTCATCCGTATCAACCGCAAGAAAACCGGAGTGGAGGCGGTTATTCCCTTACATCCGATAGCCGAACAGATATTAGCATTATACAACACCACCGATATGCACAATCTCGTGTTCCCGTTGCCAAGCCGGGATTCCATCTGGCACGAGATACGGGAAATAGGCGTGATTCTGGGCAGGAACGATGACTTGTCCTACCATCAGGCCCGGCACGGGTTCGGGGTTCTGCTTATTTCGGAGAGCATATCAATCGAGAGTATAGCCAAGATGATGGGGCACTCGAATATCTCCACCACCCAGGGATATGCCAGGATAACGGAGGATAAGATCTCAAAGGAGATGGACAAACTGATGGAAAAGAGAAGACAAAACCCCACACATTCCGGCCATGACAACGAATAACAGTTTCGCAGCCGCCTGCTTCCTCGCCGTCTATGGAAGTTAGTACAGACTTTCCTGAAAGCGGAAAGGTCGGGCGGCGATGCCGTTTCGGGCAGAATCTTCCTTTGCGAACAAAGGGTATTCAGCCCGAAAACCTTTCCCCTTTCACGTCTGTACAATGGACGCCGACGGCAGCGGAAACAAGCGACTGACGGAAAAGTCGATACAAAACAACCACAAAAGAAACAGCATACAATCGGTAGAATCCTGCCAATCCGTATGCTGTTCTGATTTTGTAGGAGGGATATTTTTGAAAGCTGAATGAAGTGGGCAGGCGGCAAACTGCGCTCCCTCCAGAAAAATCAATCCTTTTTTCGACCACTTGCCAATATCCGCCTTTGTCCGGCCCGATTCGTCGGAGCGTTCCGTCCGCTTTCGGCCTGAAAATATGTTTTTCTACGGTGGAGTATACCTATCTGTTAGGAAAAATTTATTGTCCTTAAAGTGTCAACTTGTGCATTTTCCTGCTTTTTATTTCTTTGTGTAACCTTTTTACAGGCTTTTCTTACTTTTGGAGTTTATACTACTTCCCTCTATTATAAATGACCTCCAATAGTTCATTTGCAAGCTTGCTATCTGTAATTTTTATAATACTATCTTCTTCTGTCGGGTATCCAAGAATATTAATGCTACCATACCAAATAGTAGATTTGTCTATGACACATGAACATAACGATAATCCTGGCACAATCTTAATGAATAATCCTTGGCTCCTTAAGAAGTCCGTCTGCCCATTTGGAGCTGATGTAATAATAGCTACTTCAATACCATTGGCTTGAAATTCTTTTAAAATCTTGATAAAAAAGTTTCGTTCCGTATGATAGAGTTTAGGAGAAGATATCACAATGGATTGCCTTGAATTTTTTAATTCCTTCGTAAATGGCATACGGAATGTATGTCCATTGAATATCTGTCCCTCACACGAGGATAATTGCAAGTTGTCGGTTGTATCAAATAATGTCGGGCTATCTTGTGAAAGTACCCGATAGCCAATGACAGAGTAGCCTTTAAGCCGTTTGCGGTACATGCTTTCACAAACAGGTTCGTGTATATCGATATAGGGGGCTGTGTCAAAAAAGGCGCAGCCTCTTTTTATGCCCTTCTGAGGTATCGACATTTTTCAGGCAGCTGATTTTTGAGTTTTTCTCCAAAATATTCGATTCTCAGGAAGTAAAA